CAAACGGCTTGGCTTGCCCTTAGAAGTTTATGCAAAACAAAAGATTGAACTGGAGAAGCGTAATGGATTATCCATTACGCTTCTCCAGTTCAAACGGCTTGGCTTGCCCTTAGAAGTTTATGCAAAACAAAAGATTGAACTGGAGAAGCGTAATGGATAATCGTCGCCCGCGTAGTTTGGACAACCGTGAAACTACTGAACGCAAGCGTTCTTGGACGCCGCCTTCAACGCTTCCTACACCGAATCCGCAGGAAGGCTATAAGTTCCGTTGGGTTCGCACCAGTTTGATGGGAAATACTGACCCCACAAATGTCAGTGCGCGTTTCCGTGAAGGCTGGGAGCCGGTAAAGGCTGAAGACCATCCCGAATTGATGTTGGCTCAAACGAGCGGCAACGTCGAAATCGGTGGTCTTGCACTTTGCAAGATGCCCTCAGAAATGGTGGACCAACGCAATTCGTATTACCAACAAATCAACCGCGACCAAATGGAATCGGTTGAACAAAGTTATATGCGTGAAAACGACCGGCGTATGCCCAAGTTTTCTGAACGCAGTTAATCAACAAACAAGGAGTTCAAAATGGCATATCCGACTGTTTCTGCCCCATACGGGTTTAAGCCGGTCAATCGCCTTGATGGGTTGCCGTATGCTGGCGCTACCCGCAAGCTACCGATTGAGTACAACTACAACCAAAACATTTTCTATGGTGACGTAGTTCAAATCTCTGGCGGTACTGTTGTTCGTTCGTCGATGTCCGCCGCTTCGTCGCCGGGCACCGCTGTTGCTGGCACGATTGGTGTTTTCTTGGGTTGTTCGTATACCAACCCGACCACCGGTCAAAAGCTGTTTGCTCAGTATTACCCCGCAAGCACTGCTGCCAATGACATTGAAGCTATCGTTGTTGATGACCCGCGCGCCCTGATGAAGGCCGTGGTTACGACTCAAGGCACCTCGCTGGCTAACACCAGCACCACCGTTGGCTACCTGAACCCGTACTACATCGGCTCTAACCTGTACATGGTTGGTGGCGCTGGCGGCGTTACTGGTAGCACGACCACTGGCAACTCGGCCCAATCGGTTTCGGGCGCTGTGATTACCTCGGGTACTTCGGGTGCTGGTGACCGCGTGACCTCGGCTTTGCCGTGGCGCATGGTTGGTGTTGTTACTGACACCGCTTATACCCTGACCGGTACCGGTAGCACTTCAGGCTCGTCGACTACTGTGACCTTGACCGCTGCTGTTACTGGTCTGACCCCGGGTATGCAGTTGATTTGCCCGACCGGCACCGGCACTCAAGCTGGCCAATACGCAACCGTCATTAACGTGTCTACCACCACGCTGACTCTGGACGCCGCAGTTACTCTGGCAGCTAGTTCGGTTCTGTCGTTTGTTGGCTACCCCGAAGTTCTGGTTGCTTGGAACGGCAGTTTCCACAGCTACTTCAACACCACTGGCGTCTAAGGAGATAAATCATGGCAATTTCTCGTGCCCAGCTACTGAAAGAACTCCTTCCGGGTCTGAACGCTTTGTTCGGTCTGGAGTACGCCCGTTATGGCGAGGAGCATAAGGAAATCTACGAAACCGAATCTTCGGAACGTAGCTTTGAAGAAGAAACCAAGCTGTCGGGCTTCAGCGCAGCACCGGTCAAGAACGAAGGTAGTGCAATTCGTTACGACAACGCGCAAGAAGCTTGGACTGCACGCTACAACCACGAAACCATCGCTTTGGGTTTCTCGCTGACTGAAGAAGCTGTTGAGGACAACCTCTACGACTCGCTGTCGGCTCGTTACACCAAGGCTCTGGCCCGTGGTATGGCTTACACCAAGCAAGTCAAGGCCGCTAACGTTCTGAACAACGGCTTCAACGCGGGTTATGTTGGTGGCGACGGCGTCTCGCTGTTCTCGACCGCTCATCCGTTGATTTCTGGTGGCACCAACAGCAACACCCCGGCAACCGCCGCTGACCTGAACGAAACCTCGTTGGAAAACGCCGTGATTCAAATCGCTGCGTGGACTGATGAACGTGGTCTGCTGATTGCCGCCAAGCCGCGCAAGCTGATTGTTCCGCCTGCTCTGATGTTCGTTGCAACCCGTCTGCTTGAAACCGAACTGCGTGTTTCGACTGCCGATAACGACATCAATGCACTGAAGAACAACGGTTCGATTCCGGAAGGTTACGCAGTTAACCACTTCCTGACCGATAGCAACGCATGGTTCCTCACCACCGATGTGCCGAATGGTATGAAGCATTTTGAACGTACCCCGCTGGCTACCTCGATGGACGGCGACTTTGATACCGGCAACGTCCGTTACAAGGCCCGTGAGCGTTATTCGTTCGGTTGGTCGGACCCGCTCGGCATGTACGGTTCGCCGGGTGCTTAAGTAGTTTGAT